GCTTTTTGTGAACCATACGAATTAAATTCATCAACATGAACATTGTTATTATAATCCTTTAGAAAGTCATATTCGTGATGTGTGTACTTCTTATTATATATATCAACTTCAAGTAGGTCAGAAGAGTACATTCCTGCTCTTGCTTGTAAAATTGTATCTGTAGAATTCTTTATCTCATAGTCTAGAATGTTTGTAAGGTTCAGCATAACATTGTCTGGGTCATCAGTTGGTGTAACCTCACGAAAAACCATACGAGGATTCTTTCTATCCATCATACTATCAATCGTTCTAAAATAATATCCCTTGATAGTTTCATAGAATAGGAATGATGGTGCAAAATTATACTCTTTTGATAGACATCTTTTTGACACGTTATTAATAAAATCAAAAGGCCTGTTATTTGGTGCGATTATCTGAAATAGATTTGTAGTTTCTTCGTAGTAGAATTCTTTTTTAGAGTTTAGGTATTCCTCACTACGAATAACTTTTTTAATTATATCATTTACAGGTTCACCCTTGAATGATTGAGATACACGAATACGATTATTTCTTACCATCTCCATAGTGGTAAAACTAAGACTAAATGTTTTAGTTCTATCGTTGATATTTACTGACGAACCTACTTTGTATATGTGAAGGGGATTATCAGTAAAATTGACGGCCATAGTTCTTTCTGAATTATCTGATGCATTAGGTGTTACTAGAACAAGACGCAACTTTTCCTGTCCGACTATAGATGCGTTTGCAGTCAGATTGTCTGTGTCAACAAATGAGATGTTACCAGTGATTGAATTTGAAAAGATATCTTCAAATATTGTTACAGTTGCAAGTTTGTCTATTAGATTAAGTTCAAGTCCACCTACTGTACATAGAGTACATTCTTCAACAATATATTCACCAGCGTATTTTATCTCCGCCATTATATTATCCGTTCATTAAGTTCTTGAATTCTTTTTTGATGCCATCAACAAATCTTGGTTGTATAAGTCTAATTCTTCCATTCTTTTCTTGAATTCTTTCTTCATGTACATAATTAGTTATTATGGTTGCACCAGTCGGAATTGTAGTTGCAGAATCATTTGGTAGTTCGATTATTTTTGTGGTATCACCTGATTCTTGTGAGTACTCATAATGATGAATACCATTTACATCTTCATATTTTTCTTTTACATATGCCTCAAATACTGGAACTGTCATGGGCCACTGTGTATAATAATCAACAATATTATTTGCCATAAGAATAATCCAATGAAGTTCTGGGTCACCATAATATTCATTTGCAATTAACTCAGGAGTCTCTCCAGCCTTAACATCGTAAAAATCATAATTAACTGAATTAAGTCTAATATAATCTCTAAATCTCGTTCTTCTGGTAAGATTAGTCATTACTGTCGTAACACCATCTCCACGAACATCGTATTCAATTTTAGGGAAGTAAGAGAAAAAAGCCATGATTAGAATCCTGCCGCAATACGTTCTTTTGTAATAATTTCAAGTTCCTTGAAGTTTAGTGTCAATTGTGTTTCTACAGGGTGGTCATCCTCAAAAAACTGTGGACGTTCTCCACCATATTGTACCTCTACACCTTCAAGAACAGATGTGGATATTTTATGTAAGTGTGAGTTTGGAAAGTATTCAATATCAAATGTAGATGGTGTAATCATTGTTCTACCAGTTAATTCACTACCCTCAATTTCGGGCATTGAATGATATCTAAATGTTGTCACAATGTTTTCAATTGTCTGTGCCTCTTGTGGATTATTTGGTAACATTCTAAACGTAAAAGAAAAACTTCTTCTGTCAATACCTTCAAACGCCATCTCTGATCTATTACTATAAAGTGTTCCTCTTGAAATCTCAAGAGCCGCTTTGGCGCCAGGTGCAATAGTGGCATCTAATGTTGAAATAGCCATATTTTCTACTGCCTTACCCCCACCTTCAAGTCCATCTGAAGCAACTTTCTTTGCGATATCATTTAAACTTGCACCACTACCCATAGTTCTTGCCGCACTCATTACGGCAGCAACTGCCAATCCCATTTCTTGTTCACCATAGTTTGCCTTATGTGAAACCTGAATCTGTGCAGGCATATAAAGTGCAATTGCCTGTGACAATCTTCTGGTGGGTGCTCTTTTTGTAGATAAAGTTGTCGCCTCTGGACGAACAGAGCCAGGAGGGTTTGGACTTGTATCATATGAACCTTCTCCAAAATTAACCTTTGCTCTGGCATTTTGATTTATGTAAAACATCACATAATGTTTATGTCTATCCAGAGTACCTAGTTGTTCTGGATACGTCAACATAGGTGAACCAGAGCGGCCACTGTTTGTTCTTTTGATTGTAGGTATTAAGGGCATCTAAATAATCCTATACATTGTGAAAGTATTTATATCGGCATGGCATACAGAGGTAGATATATTCCATCAAAACCACGAAAATACAAAGGCGATTCATCTAATATTATTTATAGGAGCCTTTGGGAACGTAAGTTCATGGTTTACTGCGATAGGAATGACAAAATTTTAGAATGGGGAAGTGAGGAAATTATCATACCTTACCGTTCTCCCTTGGATGGTCGTGTCCATAGATATTTTCCTGATTTCTATGTAAAAGTAAAACAATCAGATGGTTCTGTCAAAAAGATGTTGATAGAAGTAAAACCCAAAGCACAATGTGGCCCTCCTAAAACACCAAAACGCAAAACACCACGATTTGTTCAAGAAGTCCGTACATGGGGTGTGAATAAAGCAAAGTGGGAAGCGGCAGTAGAATTTTGTAATGACAGACAAATGGAATTTAAAATACTTACTGAAGATCATCTAGGATAGACGTATAAATACAAGTATGGCAGAGATAATTGAAGGCATACTAGAAAAGACAGGTGGTAAGGAACGTAGTGTTCGTTGGTTTCGTGAGAAAGTCAAAGAACTAGGTGAAGTTCCTTCTGCACAACTTGTTCGTGAAGGACTTGTAACTGGGCGTCCTAGTTATGGCAGAATGAACTTTTTTTTCTATGACCCCAAGTATAAAAATAATGAACAGGTATTACCTTACTATGACAGGTTTCCTTTAGTGCTGCCTATAGAAGAATATAGAGATGGTTTTCTTGGTTTGAATTTTCACTATCTATCAATACCAATGAGGCTCAAACTTTTGAACGTAATACAAGAATATGCAACAAATGACAGAATGGATGAGACTACTAGAATCCGTCTTACATGGAATCGTATCAAAAGAAACCCTTTAGTAAAACCAGTGGTGAAGAGATATCTTGCAGATCATGTTAGGGGAACATTTCGTAGAATTGATGCAGAAGAAATGATGGTTGCAGTTCTACTACCAGTACAACGATTTGTAAGGGCAAGAGAAACACAAGTATATGCTGATTCAAGAAGAATTAGTAATCAGCCTAGGAGACCATAATGGCGTTACAAGAATTTATTGCAAAGTTCTATGACAAGGGCGGGCCTGCATTTCTTAATAGATATGAGGTTGAGATTATATCTCCCTTTGCAGCGAACCCAAATATTGCAGACGATAGACATACATCCTTCAAAGTTGTAAACCTAACCATGCCTGGCAAAAACCTTAGAACAGTTACAAACGAAAATGTTTATGGCCCAACTTATGAAATGGCACAAGGATTAACTTATGCAGAAAGTGTTGCAATGAATTTTTATTTGTCAGCAAATCATTTTGAAAGAACATATTTTATGAATTGGTTAGATATGATTGTAAAACCAGATTCATACAATCTAGAATATTACGATAATTATAAGAGAAACATATCCATCTACCAAATGAACAAAACCAATCAAAGAACAGCAGGAATTAGACTACTTGATTGTTATCCTAAAACTATAGGTGCAATTGAATATTCACAAGAGAATGGTGAAGTAGGACAGATTAATATTGAGTTTGTTTTTAAAGAACACGTTCATATTGATGGATTGGGTAGAATACTTAACAAAAGATATGCCCCGCCAGTTAAGGATTTACAGAGGAGACAAAGGGGTCAAAATGTGGCCGTACATGGTGGATTGGAAATTGATCCACGAGGCGGTGTAGATACATTTTAATATAATGCAATAGGAGATATATTATGGCATTACCAAAACTCGCCTCGGCGAAATTTGAATTGACGCTTCCTTCAACTGGTGAAAAAATTGAATATCGCCCGTTTTTGGTTAAGGAAGAAAAAGCGTTAATGATAGCACAACAGTCTGGAAAGACTGAAGATGTTATGAGAGCAGTACAGGATGTAGTTCAAG